CCTCAGTAAAATTCTGTTCCACGGCATCGGCCATGATGCCGGCGATATTGCGCATCAAGGGGGTGGTGTTGACTGCAGCCTGTTGCAGGCGGCGCAGTGTTTGTTCTACAGAATTTATCTTTACATCAAGAGTAATCATGGTCTAATTTTAAACAAGGTATCGGTAGCAGGGTTTTACCCGGGATGTTGTATGAGGCGAGGGCTGGTCCGTCGCTGTCTGTCTGTCGAGCGCTTTTTCAGGTTCTCCCGGTACCACCAATTTCACAAGCCGTCCTTTGGGGCGGCTTGTCACTTTGTAATGTAGTGCTGCGCTATACTGGTGACTAGCCCGGAAACACGGTGAATCTCCCTGCCGTAGGACGTCGCAAGACGGATCGCGTGAGAGTGCCGGGAGCCTCTCCCGGGCTTATTTCTCCCATATCAAACGGCTGCTCTTTCTGATGCGGCTGACTTCTTTGTCACTGGTTGGATAGAAACTCTGCAACCAGTTTTCCTTGCCATCCCGCGTCACCTTCACCACCGCAGCCCACCAGCGGCCGTGCTGCCGTACAAACTTCAAATGCAGATCGCGTTCGGCCAGCACCAATTCAGGCTGTTCCAGCACCTGTTGCACCCGCCAGTAATCTTCCAGTGCCACCGCCTGTCCCTGGCGGTGGGCCAGCTGTTTGATCAGCGTGTCATCCGATAGCCATACCGTCTGGCTTTGCGTGCCCAGCCTGGCCATGTCGGCTGGCTGCAGTACGCCTACCGGCCAGCGTTGGCCGCTGCCCAGCGCCTGGCGTAGGACCGTGCTGTCCTGCCCATCTTTTAATGATTGGCTGACGGCCTGTTCCAGCCGGGTATAGCTGCGGGCGAAGTCCGGCCCGCTGAGGCTGCCTTGTACGTAGTGGCGGGCGATGTCGGCCGGGTAGTTGTCCAGCTCCGGTTGCCAGGCAGCACGGCCGGGGTTCCAGCCAAAACCGGCATCAGCCATGAAGCGCTGGCCGGTGAGCGGATTGGTCCAGGCCGGGGCCGGGCGGGTATTGCCCTGGCGGTCGATGGGCTGGTCCACGGTTGCCAGTTGGCCGCTGCTGTCATCGGCCTGCAGGCCGAGGCGCTCCAGGTCGGCGCTGCTACGGGTGCGTACCCGGCAGCGGCAGCGCCAGCCATTGGGCGGGTAAAAGCTGCGCCAAAACGGGTCATCAAAACGGAATACGCGACCATGCAGCTGGCGGTGCATGGGACGGGTGCGGTTGTCCATCACCGCTACATACTCCCACCACGGCCGCGCCTCGGCATTGTCCAGCTGCGCCTGGTAGCGCCCGGCCATATAGGCCGACTGCAGATTGGTGCGGAAGATGGTGTCCAGCCGGCGCGGGTTCAGCCGCTTGCCGATGATTTCGCCGCTGTCCTGGTCGACGATGTGGCCCTTGCCCCACCAGCCCTTGGCCTGCAGCAGCGGTTGCAGACGGTGCTGGAAGTCGGCCAGGGTTTCGCCCTTTGTTAACGCCTCCGTCAGTGCCTGCTTGATGTCGGCCAGCACGTCCAGTTTGGTAACACCGGCCACGGTAAAGGCGCGGGCGTGCGCTTCGCCCCACACCTCCTGCCAGTTAAAACCGATGGTGTAGCCCTTGGCTTCAAAGTAGCGGATGGCCTGCTCTGGCGGCAGGCCGATGGCAAAGCCTAAGTCAGCTGTCGCCATGCAGGCGGCCCCACACATCGGCCACAAAGATGGCCTGGGCCAGTAACTGTTGCAGCTGGCTGTCGTCCAGATCCGGCCAGGCCGTGGCCAGGCTGGCCAGCAGGATGTCCGGATTCTCGCCGGACTGAATGCGGGAAATCAGCGGGGCCAGCAGCTGCTGCACGGCGCTGTCCAGCTGCGGCAGGCTGATGTCGTCGATGGCTTGCTGGTCCGGGTAGACCAGTTCGCCCTCACTATTGCGCAGTACGGCGCGGTAATGCAGCGCGGCCTTGTCGGCCTTCGGTGCTGGTCGCAGTGCGGGCGGCAGGGCCAGCTCTGGCCGGGGTGCGCTGAGCACTTCTTCATTCTCGGCCGGGGCCGGGATGGCCAGCTTGTCGCGCACCCAGCTGACCGGCACTTTCAGGCCCAGTCCCACCAGCTTGGGCAGGCTGTCGGCATAGCTGGCCATGTCCTCCACGGCGCGGGTGTCGAATACCAGCCGTGGCAGGCGGCGCGGGTCGATCTGGCCGCTGTTGAGCACCGCCAACGGATACAGCAGATCCCGGCTGAGGGTGCCTTCCAGCTGGCGGGCATCGCTGACGGTGAGGTCGTGGCGCACTTCGTTGTGGATCTGGCCCAGCGCGTTGGTGCTGGTCTTGCCATCGGCCTGGCTGGTGAGGGTGCCGCCCAGTATCGCCTTGCTCTGGATGCGCTCGCACCAGTCCATCATCGCCTGGAAAGGGTCGTGACTGCCCTTGGCTGCCTCCTGAAACTCGATCAGCATGCCTTCCGGAATGATGCCGGCGGCGTTGTGGCCAATTCCGGCCACCGCCTGCAGCAGGGTGGCTTTTTCGGCATCGGTGGCCCCGCTGGGGTATTTGCCCACCCGCAGCGGCAGGCCGTAGATTTCCAGAAACTCGGCTAGGTCGCGCACCGCGTAGTTCTTGAACAGATAAGGCCAGGCCAGGATGCGGTGCAGCCCGGCGCGGGTAAGGTAGCCGGACTTGGCGCGGTGCTGGTGCAGCACCCAGCCAAATGGCCATAGTTCAGCGCCTTCAGCTGTGCCATCGCGCAGGCGCAGCGCGTTGCCGTTGTCTGGCAAGGTCTGGAACCAGCGCTGTGGCCGATGGCTGAGTTTCTCCGGCAGCCATTCCCGCCCCAGCTGCTGCCAGTGGATTTCCAGCGCGGCAAAGCCGTGGCCGATGCCGTCCAGGCAGTCCAGCAGTACGTCGTCCAGGTCGGGCATGTTATCCAGCCACTCCTGCAGGCGGCCAGCCAGGGATTTTTCGGCGGCGCTGGCCTGCGGTGGCGGCACGATGGACCAGTCCAGCGTCAGCAGCACGCGCTTGCGCTTGCTCATCTCGGCAAAGATGTGGCCGTCCTTTTCTTCCATATCGGTAAACAGGTCGGCCTGGGCACTGAGCACGCCCTGTTCGGCTTCCTCCAGCACCCGGTGCAGCCGTGCCGGGGTGAGGCCACGTGAGGGGTGCTCGGCAAACTCCCGCGTTACCCAGCCGATGCGGGCGGTTTGTTCCTCGGCCAGCACTGCGCGCTGGATGGGCTGGCCGTATTGGTCTAGCAGTTGCGCCATTTTTGTCACTTTTCCTTATTCACCATGCCCCGGCAGAAAATCCGCCGCCCAGCCCGCTACGTGGTGCCGGGGTGTAAGCAAAATGGGCATTGCCGCGTGTGGAGGCCATCATCCATAAAATGTGCAATGCGCTGAGGCCGTCATAGTGGTGATGGCCTTGGGGCTCTGGCCAGCTGTCCAGCTCGGCCAGCAGCAGCGTCAGCGCCGGGCTGAACAGAATGCGCGGTTCAAAGGCATCGCAGATATATGGCTCCAGTGAGTCAATGCGTACTTCCGCTGGCGCGGTGGCGGTGATGCCAATCAAGGGCAGCGGCACGCCGGCATTCAGTCCGTCCTGGACGAAGGTCTGGCGTGAATGCTCATAGGCGTTATTGTTTTCAAAGCCGATGCCCAGGCAGTGGAATGCGCGCTGGGCGGTAATCAGGTCGGCGCTAAGCTTGGACGGCACGCGACGTTTGATTTCTGCTTCCACCACGTGCAGACGCTTGGCATGGCGGTCCCAGCCGCCAATCAGGATGGCGGACGGGTCCGAGGTTTCCCCCTTGCCCATCGACGGGTCACAGGCACCAAACATCAGCCACTCCGGCATGCGCTGCACCCAGAAGCGGATATTGCCGAACACCTTGTCTTCATCACTGCGCGGGTCGCCCTGCATCTCGGTTTTAAACGCGGTGACATTCTTGGCGCGCTGGCGCATCAGCCAGAACAGGGAGCGCACGCTGGGCCAGGACGTGACCGCCCCGGCATCCATCAAAGCCTGATTGGCCAGATAAAAGCGGTAGGACGGCAGTTCTGCCTCGGCCAGCTTTTTGCCCTGCTGGTTGGCCGCTTCTTCGGCCTGTTTGTCCTCATTCAACATCAGTGTCTGGCATTGCTCCCACAAATCCATATGGGTGGGCAGTGCCTCGATGGCGCGGAAATGGTGGACGATGTGGACGATGGTGCGCTTGGCGCGGCTGATGGGGTCGTCCTTGTTCAGTACTGTTCCCACGCCCAGGTATTTGACGCTGCCATCAGGCGGCCCCAGGTAGTCGATGGCCTTGCCCAGCCAGTTCCAGCGGTTTTCCCGCTCGGTAGGGCTTTTGGCCTCGGCATCGGTGATCAGGTCATCGCCCAGCAGCAACTTGGGGCGGCTGGCACCGTGGAAGGTGCCGCGAATCGCCTGTTCTGCGCCAAAGGGTTCCACCTTGATGCCGGTGCGGGTGACAAACTCGCCCACTTTCCATACCGGGCCGCGCCCGCATACCTCAGGGAAATCCAGCGCCAATTGGCTGTTCACGGTGAGCTCGGTCTTGATGACTTCCAGCAGCTTGGTGGGCAGCCTGGTTTCCGCGCCCAGCAGGATGATGTAGTCAATAAACGGCGGGGGGGCATCGTTCCAGCCCACCTCCTGGCGAATTTCCTGCCGTTGCAGCAATGCCTGCACCGCGCACCAGGTGGGGCCGATCTTGGTCAGTAGCGAAGACTTGGCCTCACCACGCGGCGCAATCCACCACTCGGTGACGCCGCCAGGCTCACGCAATAACTGCGGCAGGCGCTGGCACAAATGGGCCTGGAACAACGATGGCGTCCCGCGGATATGGTGCGGGAAATAGGTATAGGCAAAAAACTGGAAATCGCCGTCCCGCAATACCCGCTGCCGCCGTTGCCGGATGGCGGCTGGCGAGGCATCCAGTCCGTTCTGGAAGGACTCGATATCCCGCTTCAGCTGGGCGGATAACTCGCGCAGTTCGGCGAAGAAGTCTTGTTTGGATAGCAGTGCAGTCATGGATTGGCCTGGCTGCCACTACTTTGGGCGAGGTTTGGCCGCATGGCTGTTTTGTTAGGCTGCCCACGCTGTTCACCACAAGGAGTTTGCTGATGATGGATGTGATTGCCGGTGCCTTTGGTACGCTCAAGACTGCGTCTGACATTGCGCAAGGTCTGCTCGCGCTCAAAACAGATACGGCGGTATCGACCAAAGCCCTGGAGCTGAACCGGGTGATTGCCGATGTGCAGCAACAGCTGTTTACCGCCCAGACGGACTATGCGACGGTTTTGCGCCGCGTACAGGATCTTGAAGCCCAGATTGTGCAGTTCAAAGACTGGCAACATGAAAAGCAGCGTTACCAGCTGTATGAGTTGGCACCGGCTACCCTGGTGTATCGCGTTAAGCCGGATATGCAGAACGGCGAACCCGTTCATGATCTTTGTCCCAACTGCTACCAGGACGGCATCAAGAGCATTTTGCAAAACAATGGATATGTTAAATCGCATGATTCCCTCACGTGTCCGCGCTGTCAGACGGTATTGCTGTTACCACCATCCAAAACCGGGTTTATAGAAATCAGTCCGGCCCCTGATGCCTGGGGAAACCCTCGCGGGTTCTAGCCATAGAGTCGTGCCAGTTCCGCGCCAAATGGTTCCAGCACTTCCACAAAGGCGGCGGCATGCTGGGGGTGCTGGTCACGGATATAGGCCGCCAGCTTCTGCACCACCTCCATCGCGGTGGCCAGCTGGCTGGTTTCCGGCAACACGCGCTTGCTGGCGGCCACCGTCTTGTTGAAGCTGTCAGCCAGGCTGGCCAGAATCTGCACCTTCTTTTCCGGTGGGATGTCCGGGTTGGCATTCAGCGCGTCCATGGTGGCCTGGTACTGGGTCATGAAGCCGGCCAGCGCGGCGCGGGCCACCGCCTCGATGCCATCCCCGGCCAGCAGGTGGGCGGCGCGCAGCTTGTCCCAGTCGTCGCCCTTGTCCAGTGCCTCGCGCTTCCAGCGGCTGGCGGTGGATTGCGAGATGGCGCATTGCAGGGCGGCGATTTCCAGGCTGATGCGCTCCAGCACATACAGGCGGCGCAGCTTGTCGCGGGTGTCCTGCCCGTGTGCCACTACAGGATTCCACGCTTGATCATTTCCGCCGCAATGGCGGTACCGATGGCGGCAATGGCGCCGCTGACTGCGCCGTTTTTGGAGGCGCGGATTTCCACGTCACGCAGGCGGCCGTCCATGCGGTCGATACGCTCGTTGTGGATGTTCTGCCTTGCCAGCATCAGGTCCATCTTGCCTTCCATGCGCCCCAGCGCACGTTGCAGTTCTTCATGGTCCGGCATGGGCTTCTCCTTGGGTTGGCGGAAACAGCGCCTGCCATGCATCCAGTTGCTGCTCCAACTGCTGGCACCACTGGCCATAGTCGGCCGCGTGATACAGCAGGGCTAAGGGTGGTAATCCGCCTGCGGGGGCGGCGGTTTGATCGGCTTGAACCGCAATTCCGGGGTCGGCTGCGGGCAGATATTCATTGACACTGGTGTAACCGAGCGCAGCGCGGTAGAGGCGCAGGCTGTCAGGGCCAAGGCCAGTAAAACGCGCACCATCCTGCTGTACGACATGGGAAATCCTCCGGCTGAGTTGTGCCTGGCTGCGGGCCAGATCGGCGCGGGCATGCAGCAAGGCCACGCCCACCCGGTAGGCCTGTTCTTCCATCTGCTGTTTGTCACGCAGCGCGTTGGCCAGCGCCTCGGCCTGGGCTTCTGCCTGCTGGCGCTGTTGTTGGGCATAGTTGGCTTGCAGCCGGGCGCTGTCGGCCAGATAACTACGCTCGGCCCAGCGATAACCCGCAGTGAATACACCGGCAGTCAGCGTCACCATACCCAGCAGCCACACCCAGCGATGCTTGGCAAACGGTAGCGTCATGGCCGCTCCTCCTGCTGCAAGGCATCGCGGGCAATCGCCGCCCGCTTGGATGCCTGGTTCTGCGCCACCCAGGCCGCCAGATAGCCGACATACAGCCATTCATCCAGCTTGCCCTGCACGGTAATCCACAGCAGCACCAGCGAGCTGACCACGAAGGCCCCCACCAGCGTGCTGTCGCTGGTGGACAGCCTGCCACTGGCCGGGTTGCGGATCAGGTCCAGCCAGCCCATTACTGCCACCCCCTGGCCAATTCAAAATGCGGAAACTCAGGAAACTTCGCCTTGGGGTTGCCATACCAGTTCAGCCCCAGCGCCTCGCCAATCCGACCCATCACCTGCCAGTGCGGGTGCCTGGCATCCCATTGCGGCTTGCCACCCACCATGGGCACGGCATCAAAAGCGCGCGACGCGGCCTTGCCCTGAATCGTGAAGTTGTGGGCGGACTGCCCGGCGCGGGCGTTGGTGACTTTCGGCCCAGGCTTGCTGCGGCCCTGCGCATACAGCGCGTCCTGCTCGGCCCCGGAACGCCAGGTGCAGTAAATCAGTACATCCACCCCGGCATCGGCGCACTGGCGGACAAAGGCATGTGCCAGCGGCTGCAAGTCGGGGTGAAGGTCGGAAAGAAGGCGGCTGGCCATGGTGCTGGCGTCCATCAGTTGCAATGGCCACCAGAATAGAAAAGCGCCCCGGGCGGGGCGCTGTGAAGGGGTTCAGCTGGTTGATAATTGAATCAACTAGACATTTTAAACAATATAAATTAATTAATTTAATTAAAATATTATGCATGAATCATACAAAAAAAATACGTATTTACACTAAAATGCATTCTGTGTCGTAACAATCTTAAATCGAGGGCTCATCAATGAAGATTTCCCAGCGTATTCTGTTCCAGATCCTGCTCTCGCTTATCGCGCTGGTGGGCATCAGTGCCTACAGTATCTACGTACAGTCCAAGCTGGCGGCAACAGCTAAGAATTTTGCAGAAGATGACTACCCCAGTCTGATCAACCTAAATAATTTCAGCACCCGTTTTGCAGGGCTACGTCTTGCTGGATTGCAAGACATTGCGTCCATTTCGGCGAGTGACCGGATGGCAGCCAAAGCGAAAACAGAGCAAGAGTATCAGGCGGCCAAGGCAGCGATTGGCCTGTATGCCAACATGATCAATGATGACGAGGATCGTGGGCACTTCAATGACGATGTTCGTCTTCTGGACAAATATTACACCGCACTGCAGCCGATGTTACAGGCGGCCGAGCGAAATGACATTGCTGCGGCAGTCAAAATACGTGCTGACACAGTGAGTCCCGTTGGTGATGAGTTGAACAAGGCTATCCAGGCTCACATCGATTACAACAAGCGCTACGTGGGCAAGGAAGTGGCGGATGCAAACGAGATGATCAATCTGTCTCATAATGTCAGCATTGGTACCTCTGTATTGCTGTTGTTGATTCTTGCTATCAGTGGCTGGCGTAGCTACCGGGCGATTGTCACCCCCTTGAACACGCTGAACACCACCATGAATGAAATCGGGGACAAGCTGGACTTTACCCTGAGTGTGACCGTGATCAATGATCATGACGAGGTGGGAGATACTGCCAAGACCTTCAACAAGCTGATAGACCGAATCCGGCGCAGCCTTCTGAACATTCAGGATAACTGTAACAAGGTCAGCAGCTACACCAATGATTTGGCGCAATCGGCTAATCATGTATCCGCAGCGGCAGAGCATCAGAATGAAGCTTCTGCCGCTATCGCGGCCACCATGGAACAACTGACGGTCAGTATTAACCATGTCGGTGACCGTGCAGAGCATGGTAACCAGCAAACCAGCGAAGCAAGCCGTTACGCCGACAATGGCTACCAGGTGATTACCAAGACCGTTGCTGAAATCAAGTCGATCTCCACGACGGTTGATCAGGCGAATGTCAGCCTGACCGAGCTGGGTGCACAGAATGGAAAGATTGCCACATCAGTCAGCAGCATCAAGGATATTGCAGAGCAAACCAACCTGTTGGCATTGAATGCGGCTATCGAAGCGGCCAGAGCAGGTGAAATGGGCCGGGGTTTTGCAGTCGTCGCGGATGAGGTACGCAAGCTGGCGGAACGCACTGGGGTGCTGACAGGTGAAATTGACCAGGTCATTCGTGGTATGACCGATACATCGCGCCAGACCACCCAGCGCATGACTGAGGCACAAAGTCTGGTGGAGGCTGGTGTGGTACGGGCAGACGAAGCGATGGTTGCGATTGACGAGATTGGCAAATCATCAGCTAGTGCCCAGCAGATGGTCGCCGAGATTACAGACGCGATCCGCGAGCAAGCTGCTGCTTGTAACACCATTGCCAATCAAGTGGAGAAAATTGCCCAAATGGCTAACCAGTCCAGTGCTGCCTCGCAGGAAACGGCAACGACGGCGCGGCATCTGGATGAGGCAGTCGCAGCGATGAACAAAGCAGTCGGTCGTTATCGCATTTGATTCAAACTTAGCTTAGCCAGTCCGCAATGCCTGATGGCACTGCGGGCTGTCGTACGTTTGGGCTATGGGGCAAGTTCCTCTTTAAAACAGGTCTGCTTGTCCTGAGGGATACAGCTGTTCTTCTTTCTTCAAGATACTCCACACCTGCCGTTCGGTAATCTGGTACTGCCGCGCCAGCTGGTGCACGGCGTGGCTGGCGGGGTGGTGGCGGGTGAGGGTGTCGAAGCTGTCGCGGATCTGCTGGTTGCGCATGGCGCGCAGGGCGGCGGCGCAGCGCGGGATGGCCAGTACCTCGCCACCAAAGTGGCGGGTGAGGATGTCGGCGGCGTCCACGCCCACCACCTCGGCCAGGGCTTCGTAGCGGATTTGTCCCTGGCGGCGCTGGTTTTTGCTGATAGGAAAAGTGGTGCCGCCCCAGGCTTCGATCAGTTTGAGCGCCCTGGGCAGGCCGATCAGGCTGGCGATGAGTTGCGCCATTTCCGGTAGCAGGTGCTGTAGCTGTTCCAGCTGCATGGCGTGTTCCGCTTTCATTCGGTTTTCCTCCCGGCGCGGCGTGCGTCGATCACCAGTGCGGCGACCAGCTTGTGCAGCTGCTGTGCGTCCAGCCAATCCACCTTGTCTATTGCATACATGCGCTTGGCCATGGCGTCAGCGTAGGGCCAGGGGCGGCGGGCTTCGGCCAGCAGCGCCGCTATCTTGCCCATCAGTGCCTGGCGGCCTGCGGTGGGCTGTGGCCGTTTGCCATGGCGTGGGCCGGGCTTGGCGACAAAGCCCAGGCGCTGCATTTCAGCCAGTACCTGCAATAACTGCAGCAGGTCCAGCTGGGTGCTGCTGGTGCAACCGGGAGCGATGCGGGCCAGCAGGCTGCGATAGTCGGCTTCGGCCATGGCCAGTTGCTGGCGGGCGATATGCAGTTTGGCGATCAGCGCCTGGCGTGTGTCTTTCATCAGTCCCCCTTTATTTCTTCTTCTGGCGTTAAAACCCGTTACGGAGCCGACCGGTTTAACGGTCGGCTCGATACCGGGCTTTAGTTGAGGCTGTCCTTCAAGGCCTTGCCCGGCAGGAACACCACTTTGCGTTTGGCCGGGATGGCCAGGCTTTCGCCGGTTTTGGGGTTGCGGCCGGTGCGGGCTGTAGTGGTTTTGACCTTGAATTTGCCGATGCTGGCGAAGACCACTTCATTGCCTTGCTGCGTTTGCTCACGGATGGTCTGTTCCAGCGCGTCAACCAGGCGCAGGGCGTCCACTTTGGCGAGGCCGGCCTTGTCGGCCAGGGTGGTGATGAGTTGTTGCTTGTTCATGGTGTGCTCCTTAGAAGCGGTGGGTAATGATTTCGCAATCGCAGTCATCGCTGAGGGTGTCGAACCAGACCTTGATGGGCCGGGTGGGCGGGATGCCTTTTTCGCAGATCCAGCCCAGCCCGTCGTGCTGGCTGTTGCTGCCATGGGTGACGGCCATTTCGGCGGCGTAGCAGAACACGTCGTCGATGCCGTCGATGTCCCACAGGCCATCGCAGAATTGCTGCAGATAGTCATCGCTGGCGAAGTCGGCAGGCAGTTCGATGGTGAGTTCTCGTTCTATGGTGACGCGCACCCGGCGCTGGATGGTATCCATGTCACACCCCCGCAATATCCAGCGGCAGCGCCTGGTACTGGTCGCTGTCGCCAATGCGTTCATAAATGCGGATATAGCTTTTGGAGCACTGCACCCGCACCGAGTCGGACAGCGCCTGCATGGCGCGCTGCCATTTCTCGTCCTGGATGTCGAGGCGCCGCAGGCCGAGGATGCGGCCGGTGCTGATATTGCCGGCCTTGTCGACATTGAAGGCGTCGCCGACGATGGCGCGGATTTCGCTGCGGGCGTCTTCCGTCCATTCATGCAGGCATTCGTCGATCAGGCTTTTGGCGGCTTGCAGCCCTTCGTCGAAAGCCAGCGTGTCCTGGATGGCGCGCAGCAGCTTGTAGCGGCCATCAAAGCTGAGCAGCGTCACATTGCCTTTGGAGCCGCCCAGCCTGGCGCCGTAGCGTTCGCCGGACAGTTCGACAAAGGCGTTGATGTCACCAAATACGGCGGTTTTGAACTCCGCCAGGCTGCGGTTGAGCTGACGGGCGCGGTTGACGATGTCCTTGACCAGTTCATCACGCGCCTGGTCGATGGGTTTGATGTGTGCCAGCGGAATCAGCCGGCCACGGGCGTCCTGTTTGTAACCTTCTGGTTTAGCGTTCATGGTTTTCTCCTGATGCCAAGTTGCTGTTTAACTTTTTCCAGTGCCTGCCGGTTTTTAAGCAGTTGCTCCGGGGTAAAAAAGCGCGGCTGGTTGGTCTGGTCTGGCTGGGTGGCCAGATAGTCTTGCCACACCCTGCGCTTTGCCTCGCGTGGGTCCATGCCACTGGCCACCAACGTTGCCGTGCGCCTCTGTAGCTGCGCTCTGGTAGCCGGGTCCAGTTCTGTCGATAGAGTCATGTCACTACGGCGTCCCCGCTGGAGGCGGCACCACACAATATCTGGTCGACCTGGCAGGACAGATTGCCCAAGTCAGCTGCCGCCGACCCCAGGGCCGCCATCAGCAATTTGCAGCGCTGGGCTGCTGCCAGCAGGGCATCGGCGTTGATTTCCCCACTCAGCAGGCTGCGCACCAGGTCGGCGTTAGCTGGAGTGATCTTGCTGGTATCAATGTCCAGCTCGTGCCGTAGCCGGACCAACTCGGCCACTGGCGCAGGGACACGGCGTTCGTTTTCGTAGCGGCTGCCACCAGACTGGGTGACAAATACCTGGCTCCAGAACTGTTGCTGGTTCAGTCCGGTCTGGCGGCGCAGGCTGCGGTAGTCTTGCTTGACGGATGTGTCGCTCATGGTGGTCTCCTGGTGGGGTTAGTGGCCGAACTCGGTCCAGACAATGCGGCAGCCCTCAAGGGCAAACTGCCCTTGTCGGTATTTGCCGAAGTAGGTGTCATGGCCAAAGCTGTAGTAGACGGCGTCACCGCTATCGATCAGCTGTTGGCAGCGGGCGCTGGTGCGGATGTGAATGGTGGGCCGGTCTGTGCACTGCAAGTTGGCACTGATCACGGACAAGCCGCGCTCGGTCAGCTTGCGCACTGCACTGGCAATGCGCAGCGCTGCCAACAGCATGCTGGCGTTGTCTTGCGCATGCGGTGGCAAGGATGTGTTGCTCATGGTGCGTCTCCTTCCGGACGTTGCGGGCAGTGCTGGCAAGCGCGCCAGTGGCCCAGTTTCAGCGGGTGATGCATGGGGATGGGGGCCAGGGCGACGGCGCGGCATTCCTGAATCGTCAGACTCCGTTGCAGTCGCGGGCAACGGACGCTATCGAGCGCTTGCATTGACGCATGGGCGATCTTGTCGGTCTTGCCTGGGTACTTGCCGGCAAGCACCAGGCTGACGGTGGCCACGCTATAGCCCAAGCGGCCAGCCACTGCGCGCATGCTGCTGCGTTGGGTTTCGGCGCGCAGCAAAGCCAGCCAGCGCGGTTCTTGCTGTTCAAAGGTCGACATGCGTGATGTCCTCTTGCCATACCACTTTGTCCATGTTCGGGTCATAGACATAGGTATTGCGACCAACTACTGGCGGGCGTGGACCGCTATAGCGCTGCGATACAAAGCGGTAGCGCGGCGGGCTGCTCTTGCCTCTGGCCTTGGTTCTGGTGATGTAGCCAGCCTTGACCAGCTGGTTGATGTAGTAGCTGGCCGTGGTGTGGGCAATAACCCGTTCCGGGGTGCTGGCCAGTGCCGCCAGTTCACGGCTGCTGAACTCGCTGCCGACCATGCGCATGGTGCGCCATAGCAATTCGGTACACAGGTCGCGCTGGATGGGTTGACCCTTGGCATCCAGGCGCGGGTATTCGATGCCGCAGTCACGAATCAGACAAAAGTGCTGCTGGTCGTTGCACTTGCTACGCGTATTGATGCGCTCGACGTATCCGCCTTTCACCAGGGCATTGATGTAATGATGAATGGCACCCATCGTTGCTAGTGAATCGCTATGGATCATGAAGGCAGTGAAATCTTCACGACGAGTGCGGATGGCTTCCCAGATGCGTTGAAAGGTGCCGCGCCCGCCAGCGCTTTGCATCGGTTTTGCGGGTTGTGTTTTGCGGACCATTAGTTGCCCCCTCTGCGCTTCGGCGCTTCGCCTGTGTATAACGGGCGGTCACCCCAACGGGAGCGGTCCAGCTCGGTTTCGGCCAGCAGGTTGGCTTCTTCATGAATCAGCGTCAGATTGACGCAGACCCGGCGCACCGAACCGTGTGATAGCTGGACAATGTGCTGCAACAAGTCGTCAGCAATGACGACATTGGGGCAGTAAATCGGGGCCAGCTGGCGGGCATCGGCCTCGCTCACCGGCAGCGCCGGTATCCAGGCCATCACGCGGCTGTGAAAACGCTCCCAGCGTTTCAGCCGGTGGGCAATGGTCTCTTCGCCCACCAGCAGCAGCGTGCCCTGGCTGCCTTCGTAGATGTCGCGGACCAGCTCCACCATACTGTCACTGCGCAGGCAGAAGTCGAATTCGTCGATGATCAGCGGCCGCTGGCTGGTAGCTAGCTGTTCGCAGGTTTGGTCGAGCAAGGCCGGGATGGTGCCGTGAGGCTTGATACCCATTTCAAACAGGATTTTTTCCAGCAGCGTCTTGCGGTTCCACGCGCTGCGCATTTGCACGTAATAGCCACGGGTACGGTTGGCTAGAGCGCTGCAAGCCATGGTCTTTCCGCGGCCGGCCTCGCCATACATCACACCAATACCGGGTAGCCCTTCTACGCGGGTCAGCAGCTTTTCGGCGGCGACTGCAACTAAGTCCAGGTTGGCGATAGGGGCCACTCGGTTGACGGTCTGTAAGGTGTAAGTCATGCTCTTGTTTCCAGTGGTTGAGCACTGCCGTGCAGGGTCAGTGTTTAAGCGGTTTTGCGCTGGTAAGTCCGGAACTCGGCGGTCGCCTGATAGGTGTGCCGCCATTTCTTTGCCTTCTCGTCAGCCATGTCGCTTTCGTCGATGGCCATCAGCGCCTGCCAGGCCTGCCAGCGGGCTTCTGGTGTGGTGGGCACCTGCCAGCTGCTGTCCGTTGTGGCTGCCCTGGGCTTGGCTGGTTCTTGGTGCAGTGCCTGGGCGCGGGCTGCCAGTTGGCTGCGATCCAGCACCATCACGCCGGGAATGCTGACGGTCTCCATCTGCTCCAGTGCAGGCCTGCCGTGCAGCTCCTGCCGTACCTCATCCAGCTTGTTTTGCAGCAGACGTTCCCGGCCTTGAGCGCGCTTGGTTTTGGCGCGCTGAATGGCCGACTGCGGCACGTAGTCGCGCTTGTTGGCATCAAGCTCGGCGGTGCAGATGAAGCGACCGTCTGCGTCGTACACCCACACGCGGGCCGGGTCGTGGATGTCGTAGCCAATCCGCAGCTGCTCGCTGTGGAACTCCTCCAGGGCGGTGGCAAAGTAACGGTTGCCCAGTAGTTCGATTTCGCAGCGGCGCACGGTGCGCAGCAGCTGCGGGCGGAACAGCGGCCGGGCCTCGTCGTCGCTTACCAGGTGCGCCTCAAATCCCTGGGCGACATGCAACGCCCACTTCTCATTCGGCGTCATGTGCCGTTTGCGGCCGGTGTCCGGGTCGCTGATGCGCGGCAGGCTGCGATGCGGACGGTTGTTGTAGTCGGCCACTTGCTGTTCGCAAAACTGCACGAAGTCGGCCCAGGCCAGCAGCGGCATGGTGGCAGTGCTGCCGCTTTGGCCTGCTTGGCGGATGGCTTGGCGGGATAGCTTGAAATTGGCTAGCCGGGCCTGGCGGTCCATGTCCTTGCCGATATAGCCGGGCAAGGTTTTGGCGGCTTTTACCCAGATGGTGTGGTGCAGCCGCTCAATCACGCCCCGTGCCTGGGAGTTGTACGGCAGGCTGTTCACCATCTCGATGCCAAGGCGGGACATGAAGCCGGTGGCGCTATCCAGCATCATCTGGTTTTTGTAGCCGCTGCCGTTGTCGACATACAGCACCGCCGGGACGCCGTTTTTCAGGCAGGCATCTCGCAGTGCATCCAGCACAGCCAGGGCGCTTTCCGCCAGGCTGACCGACCAGCCCACGGCCTTGCGGGTGGCAATGTCCACCATGGTGGTGATTTCTGGTCGGAACGGGCGACCGTGCAGCGGGTGCTGAATTTCCGCGTCAAAGGCATGGCCGTCGGCGCTGTACACGTCGCCGGGCAGCAGGCTGTCGAAGTCTCGCCGGATAAAGGGGCGCAGGGATTTCAGCTCGCGTTCACCCATGCGGCCGACATGGCGGCTGACCTGGCCTACCTTACGGAGAAAACGCCGGACCTGGCTGATGCTGGGCAGCTTGGCCAATGGCTGCTGCGCGCCCCATTCTTGCAAAAAGGCGTGGTAAGCATGTTCGACGGTGGGCTTTTCCGGGCGCTGATAGTGGCTGAGAAAGCACGGTGCCCAAGCCGGAACGGACATATCCGCTTCCCGTTTTTTTGGCACCAGGCTGCCAGCCTGCTGATACTCCACAAAACGCAGCACGCTGCGCGGGCTGGGCAAGCCATCCAGGCTCTTGCGACCGCGACCGTCGCGGGCCATTTTCAGCATGGCCACCAGTTGGGGATTGGCCGCACCGACCCTTGCCATGTCCACCAGCACGGTGGCGGCTTTCTTGCGTGCATAGCCAGAGCGCTGCATCAGCAGCTCCAGTGCGTTTAACACGCCGCGCCGGGCATCAGCCGTCAGTGCCTGTGCTTCGGTCTCTAATAGCGGGAGTTGCTGTGGGGCGCTGGGCAGGCTGGGTGCTTGCACTGTGGCTGCCAACTGCGCAGCGGCCTTGGTGCGGATTTGGGCCATGATGCTGGCCGGAGGCATGTACTGTTTGCGCGTGCCGCCAATTCCAGTCACGTTGTGGACGGGCCAGCATTCTCTTTCTGCCCTGTCCCGGATGCCAACTTTTGATGTCGGGATTCCCGTTAGCTGCATAGCTGCTAGCTCGGCTGCGCTGTAATGCGTTTTGAGTTCCACTTGGTTCATGGCAACTCCTCAAACAGCTCAAGCTCTGGTTGTGCAGCTTTCAATACGTTTTCACGATGGAAAACCACTTCCGACAGCGTCACGCTTAGAGCCGCTACCGTTTCAGCCAGGCAATTGCGGTCTTGATAGAACCGAGCGAGCAGTGCCATGGCATTGGCGGCATTCGCCTGCATAGACGCAAGTTCAACCACGGCTGCATGCTTGCCAGCCGGAATGCTGACCACTACTTTGTTGCCATGCGCCAGACACAGGTAATCACTGATGAAGCTGGCACCGCTGAATGTCTCAAACTGGCGTACGCGATTTAATGGCATGGCCGAGTCCGCCAGCCAGCGGTAATAGGTTTTCAGCTCCACGCCCATCAAGTCGGCCATCACCTTGGCCGGACGCCGCAGTTTTTCTGCCGCGTGTTCGGCACACAGCTCAATCGCCTCATCCAGCGACCTGGCTTGTGCAGCTTTCCAGTTACGTTTTCGCATTCCACTTTCCTTATTCATGAGAAATGCCGGCGTAGCGTTTTGCTCAGACAACACGTACCATTCGTTCATGCTTTGGAGCGCGCTTCACACAACATGGCCGCTGCGAGTGGGGGTAATTCCGGAGTCGCCCGTGCTGCATAGCGACTTGGCCAGATGGTCTCTGGTGGCACCTCGATGGTGGCGGCAATAATCCGCTCTGCCTTCGGCCATGGCCTATCCAGTGCAGTACGTAGCGTGTTTTGGCTCAAACCGAAGGTTAACGACAGCTGCCGTAGCGACCAGCCCTTCTTGCGGAGCGCGGCATAGATGTCTGCTCTGTGCCAGTCCTCATGAGGAGTGGTTTTTTTTGGCTCGTTGGGTGCATTCATTTGTGAATCCTTTGCACTTAATGTGTGATGGCAGATTAAGTGCCAATAAGTGCAAAGTCAAAGTGGTGATGTAAGTTTCCGCTTAATTTGTGCCTGTCCTTTTGTTCAGTCGTATCTAAATTGTTGATTTTATTTGGATAAATTGCGGACTGTTTGAATTTTTAAGTGCAAATAAATGTTTGCACTTTTAAGCGAGCGGAGTGATAAGTGAGTAATCTGCTTTCGGCTAGCGAAATCGTCGCTTTGCAGTTGCCTGGCTTGCCAACAACAAAAGTGGCAATCGCAGCTAAAGCTGCGCGTGAAAGTTGGTATTTCGAGGAAAGAACAGGTCTTGGCGGGACACGGAAGGTCTATGCACTTCCTGGGCAGTACATGCCGAAGCCGAGAGGAATGGGGGAGCGGCTGGAGCAAGTAGTGAGCCTGTACCCCGACCGCGTCAATGCAGCGGAGGTGGCGGGCGTCAGCATTCAGCTGCTACGCCGTATCATCACAGAAGAAAGCGACCCACCATTACAAGCTGTGCTCAACCTGGCTCGGCCGATGGGCATTTCATTGGACTGGATTGTGTCTGGTGAAGGGGATATGTACGAAACACCGCCCCGCGCCGCAGTTGAAGCCCCGGCCAATCCGAATAGCAATATGGTGGCATTTACTTTGGCTGGCACGGATGTCCAAATGGCGTTCAGTCGCCACTGGATAAAGCAGCAACTACAGGTTAGCGCCGAGAGTCTGGAACTGATGCAGGTGCCAGGGGATTCCATGGAAGGCACGCTGAGCAGCCGGGATGTGGTGTTGGTTAACAAAGCGGACACGCAACCAGCAAATGGACTATTTGTGTTGCGACTGGATGGCGTGCTCGATGTGAAGCGCCTGCAGCGCCTACCAGGCTCAAAACTGAAGGTAAGCGGCAGCAATGAAGCCTATGACCCATTCGAGTTGGATCTGACCCAGGCAACGCCAGGGTTTGAAATCGTTGGGAAGTTGGTTTGGTATGGGCGAATCGTGTAATTTTTCGCCATTCAGGTGTCAAAAATAACGCAAATCCATCCTATTCCTGTTCATTTAAATGCAAAATTCTGCATTTTCCCGACGACAAGAATAACGGCGCAAACCCGCGCCGTTATTACGTTCTCTGCCGATAAAGTGCCTCCCGGCACGGTGACAAACTAACTACCCCCCCACAGCCACCCGTCGGCATGCTTGACGGGGCCGGTGGGTGCGGTGGTGCGGTGGAAACAAAAGCGCTTGGGTTTGATAGTGGGCTTTGTTATTGCATACAAACCCATAAAGGCCGAGTTGCAGACGTGTTGCTGACAAATGTCTTCAATTCGGC